CTTGACCACTTACTAATCCTGCTTCGTACTGCTGCTTAAACTGACTACCTAATGAAGTTAAATCTATTTGATCTCTACTAGTACTAATTTCAAAGTTTTTGACTGTTGCTAAATGTCTAAACCTAGAGTTGGTTGTCTGAACTGTTATTGCTTTAGAAGCACTTGGAGTAACTAATGCCTTAGCAGAAGCAACTTCACCAGTAATAGACGCTCCAAAAGTATCGTATAAACGTATTCCTCCCATCTGATCAACATAAGCATAAGCAGTTACATCTGGATGAGAATGACCACTAACAAGTTCTAAAGTACTTCCATCGACCGTTGCTATTTCAATTCTGTCTCCTGTAATGATGGATCGTCTTGCACCATCAATTGAAAATCTTTTCTTCGATGTATTGACATCAGAAGGGTCTAATGTCGATTGCAAAAGAGAGTTCAGGTTTTCTCTTTTAAGTTCAACATCACCATTTTGACCAAAATAAATCGCCACAACTAGCTTATTAAAACAGCACTTGCATTAGTAGGAGCACCGTCAGCTTCCCAAGAAAAATCAACAGAAGAAACTTCTCCAACTGAACTACTCATGCCAACAGAAGTAATCCATGCTCCAAATTCAATCACTCTAGAAGTAGAACCATCTACTAAAACACATTGAAGTTTAACTTTAGATGACTCAGTAGTCTCTCCGTCCCCAGGGGTAGTAGCAGAAAATGCATCATTTCCAGTTTTTATTGCTGCTGTCAAAATCTCACTAAGCCCAGACTTCGCACCATCTTGTGCTATTCCACCAGTAGTGTCGTTGTAATAAAACGCTCTTGCAGATCCAGAATAACTTCTTAGTCCATTATGTAAAACTCTGTCTGTATCTCCCATTGAAGTCGATTCAATAACAGCCATCGACATTGAAAAACTCCAGTTTTGCAAACGTGCTACTTCTTTATCGTCAATTTTCAAGACTCCATCTTTTCCACTATAAAAATGTGCCACAACTCTAATTAGAAAATATTGACTTTATTCTATACGAATTATGGAACAGGAGCATCTAAGCAAGCAATAAAAGAACAACTAACATTACTTCTTCCCTTAAAAATACTTGTAACAGTTGGAGGGCTTGAATATCTCCATCTTAAGCCGGAAGGTTCAGCAGAAGAACCATCTTTTGCTCTTTTTGTTTTGTTATCGCCTTCTTTCATGTAATTTCTTAAAAATTGGGTGTATTGACTTCCTTGAACAAAACCCACACCAGATAAAGCGTCATTATTTCCAAAAGTTACATAGTCCCAATCACTATTAACTTCCTCGTAATGATCTAAAATTTCCGCTGCCTGTTGATCAGAAATATTTGAAAAACCTAGTTGCAATGTGGCATTTACTCGTTTATTACCATAACGAATATGTGTCTTTGTACCGTCTAATGATTCAAACGTAGTACTTGGATACGTCCCAGGGTTATAACTTCTGGAACTTGGTTTGATTAAGGGAAATGATTTTGGTGTTGTCATCGGTTTTTATTAATCTCGAAATCTGGAAGATCGTTCAGTCCCCATCCTTGCATAATAGAAAGTTGTCCATTTGTTTCAACAGGAGCATGGCTACCAGCTATTTCTAACAAACCATCTTCAGAATAAGAGATGCTTTCACATTTATAAACTTTATTTTCTGTCGTTGCATGTTTTTCGGTAAATAAAGAGCCGTTAGGAACTTGAGACAATTGTGCTGAATGAACTCCTACAGTTCCTGGCTCCCAATAATAAACAGATTCAGATCCAGTCATATCATCTTTACTTACAATTGTTCCATCCTCTAATTTGGCTCCATTATTAAAACGACTGGTATGCGTCACTTCTGAAACTAATCTAAAATAATCCCCAGGACTGAGATTTTTTACATATTGAGGAGCAGTCTTAAATGTTAAACCATGATCAATTAAACGCCTTGATTTTATAGCAAAGTAACCAAAATAAGTTGCTTGCTGACGAGATGTGCAAAAGCCTGATAAATCAAAAGTTTCAATAGGATCAGTAGAAGAAGGTGGGTTTTCTATATCACTTGAAACTTCCTCTATTAATAAAGATTCTGTTTCTGGAAATCCATTTGGCTTTTCTTTTCTAAAAAGAACATTTGCTCTGATAGGTTGTCTCTCTTCTGCATTTAAAAAACTAACTTGTAATTCATTAATATTGCCATCAGTAAATAAACATTTAATTTCTGGTAATACTGTTCTATCAATTACATTATTTCTAACAGGAACAGAAGGTTTAAGACTAAATTTACCTCCGATAATTGTGAAATCTAATAAACAATAACCTGCTTGTTCAAAAATTAAACTTCTTAAATTAGTCTTAGAACTAATAACACCATCCCAGAAGAACTGATTCTTATTACAAAAATCAGCAGCATTACCCATTGCTTCTTTATCTACAGAATCAACACCAACAAGTTTTCCTGCACCTAGTTCTACATCCGTTAATAAAGCATACGCAATCTCAGGAAACAAATTAGAAGCTCCTTGACCTCCTGAAGTTCCATTCTGATTTATTTTTTCTATCTCTATTCCTTTTTTAAAATAAGCAGAAAATTGAGTAAAATTTGCCCATTCTTTTGAACTGTTAATTCTTATTCCAGCAAAAGCTAAATTATTATATTCAGCAGGAGAAAGTCCAGTTGTATTCTCCTCTGATCTTGGTTTTACTATTTCATTTACATAAACAATTTCGTGCTCTGGGTTATCCCTATTACTATTTTCATCTCCTTGGTATACGTTCCAATCTGATATAACATCAAAAGGATTGAAATTCTGATTAAATCCATAGGTATCTATAGCTGTAATAGTAGATTCTTGAACTGCTAAAGTAACAAGTACCTCTCGTTGTGTTCCACCAGCATCTGTCCAAGGAATTTCAACTTGTGAACCATTTGTGTGATTTACTCCTATGGCATTGATAGTCCAATTAACTGTGTAATAATATTCACCCGATACATTTGTTTCTACCTTCCAAACTTCCACATTAAACTTTAAACCTGATCCAGTTACACCTGCTGGATAAACAGCATCTACTACTCCACTAGAATGAAGTGTAGGACTAATATTTTGATCTTTAGTTAGCCATTTTTGTTCAATAACCCAGAAATGACGAGGATTATTATCAGGATGAAAATAAGTTTTAGGACTTGCAACTACAAACCTTGAATTAGTGAAAGGATCATCAAAATAAACTTGTTCCCAATTCCCATTACCATTTGGAAAAGAATCATCTGACCAATCAGTTCTTACTCCGTCATATAACGCCCAAGTGTAATCTTTAAGTCCCGCAGCCCTTCTGCTCTCAGCCCAACCAGTATGCGGCTCGTTAAGTGAGTTCCATAAAACAATCAGATATTTTGAACCTGCCGTGTGAACTGCAAAATCCCTCCAAGCTGCAACGCCTCTAGTTACTATTGCTCCTGGATTTGACTCCCATTTGTTTTGTCCATTGTTTGTTGCAGCAGTAACTTTTGTTGTTGTCGTAGCCGTACTATTTCCTAACTGCCAATGGGGATTACTAGCTTCTTCTGTATCAACTAAATACTGTTCATTTCCTATAAAAGCTACTTCAAAATCATGAGATTGGAAATAATCAGCCTCCTCAGTAGGATTTCCACTGGAAGATAATAAATTAAATTTTTGACCTAAAGCGTTTCCTCTTATTAGATAATTTCCAGGATAAGGTTTAAACCTAAATTCATATTGACCAGTCGTAGGATGAGAAATAGTGATTGCATTATATTGATCTTCTGGTGAGTTTCCTCTGATCGCAAATAAGCCACTATGATTATTTTCTTTCGTATTAATTAGATCTAACCATGTCGAATCTCCTAATTTTCTTGCTTGCAACATGAAGAAAGAAAGTCTATTTGCATAAGTATTAACTTGTCCTAATGTTATTTGTGTCCGATCCCAATAAGCTGCTTCAAATACTGCAAAACTTGGTTGACTTTGTACATTTGCAAAGCTAATTCTTTTAAAAACTTTTGACTTAAGTCCTATTTCTGTAACATCACATGCTCTGTTATTTGAAACCGTTGCTAATGCAACTTTCATACCAGTATAGATATTATGTCCATAATATAGATCTCTCTCCCCACGAGGAAATTCAAGTACTGTTCCACTTACATATTGCTGCCAAAAAACAGGCGACCTGTCATTAAGGCTATAGAGGGCATCTGTAGTAGAAGTTCTTCCAGTGTGAAACCCTCCGACTGTAGGGTCATACCAAACAGGGTTAGCACCATGAGTAGCTAATTGAGCATCATTGACAGGAATATCTATAAAACCTGCTTCAATAACTTTAAATTTGTATCCTTTTGTTGTTTCTAAAACCCAAGGTGCGTTATCTCTATCATTAGAAGCCGAGCTTTCTTCACAGACAGCAAGAGCAGTTCCAAATAAATATTGTTCTCCAACTGCTAAAACATTATCCGCATTTTCTCTAATTGAAATTGTCATGCTATTGACATCTTCAACTCCATGAGGATGGTAATTAAAAGCATCCCCTGCAGTAGTATTAATGCTTCCATAAACAATTTGTTCTCCAGATCCAGTATCTGTACCAACTATCTGATAGTCAAATTTATCTCCTTCCTTTACTGCATAACTACCCTTTGTTTTTACTTGTTGAAAAGAACCATCAGACTGAAGACTATAGATACTCAGAAGTCCAGCTCTAGTAGGCCATCTGGCAAACTCAACTTTTTTTCTTTTCCTTGCTAAGTCTTGCGTGGGATCTTGCTCTTGTCCTCTACTAGAACGTACAAATTCATAGGGAAGTCTACAAATTTGAGCATTAGGTACAGGTGAATACGCTCCAAAAATAGTTTGTGTTGAAGGGTTTCTGGCTCCGCTAAAAGCTTTACTTACTTTTGTTCCGCTTCTATTCGTATCATTTTCTGCTAGAGAGTCAGGAACACCAACAACAAAAGGCTCCTTACCTTCTCCCTCATAAGGTAATTTAGCTTCGTCATATTTATCACTTTCAATTATTCGATTTAATCCTGATACACTTCCATCTCTAAAATAAAGGCCAACCTTGTAAGCGTTATAAGTATCTATAAGAGAATCTCCTATAGCAAATCCTTCATACTCAGGTTGTTCTACTATTTTCCCATAAGAAAATAAAGCAAGTGCTTTTAATTGTTGAAACCTACCCAGACTTACAAATTGCGACCATAAAAGTTGGCTATTAACTCTTACTCCACCATAAGCAATACCATTGTTATCTACAGATTGATTAGCAAAAATAAGAGGAATAGAATCTCCTATATTTGCTAACTCTTGTATTGAATTAAAAGAAGCTTGTGGAGCAAATTTTCTATTACCAATAACATCAGCAGTTCTCCTTGAATCCCCTGGTCCTTTTGGCTTGTCTGTTAATAGAGTTGTGACATAT